CAGTACTTCAGTTCCTGGTGTAGGTGGATGAGCCATCATTCCGTAGTTGTTACTATAATCAGTTGTCTGTATAGCTCCACCAAATGACATGACTCTTCTGACTTTGTGATATTCTTTTCTTGCCTGATCTGAATCTTTGTTAGATAAAACCTGATGACCGACCAATTCAACATATATATGCGATTGATAAGTATCATCTTTCATGTCAACAACCTTGCCAAGATAAACTCCTGACAGCGTTCTTAATGCACCATTGCTACCTTCAAAGTACCTAGTAGGTACACCAATGCTTTCTGAATCTTTTCCTGTGTATCTCATATCATGCTATTCCTTGTGCTATTTCTTTTAACCATTGTGGTGCGTTTCTTGATCTAAATGTACCGTTGTCTAATTGACCTCCCCAATATTGCACATATCCTCGTTCCGGATATGCACGATCTATGTGAAATGTATTGTTACCCATATATCCGTTTCCAGCACCTATTCCTGTTGCACCTGCTTTTCTAGCTTCGTTAATAAAGTTTTGTATAATGGGTAAGTGATTAGGATTGGTTGTATCTAATCTTACTCCACCACTGTAAATTGCAACATCAGCGGCACGACCATTATCATGCCTGTGACTGCCTGTTCTATCAACACCATCAACACCAGTTGCAGGTTGACTACCACTTGTCACTACAACATCTACTCCAGCGTTTACGCCTGCTGTTTGCAGTATGTTTAAAATATCTGCATCAATTGCTCCGTCTCTAATGCCACTTTGACTTTGAGTGACGTTTCCTGTGCCTGTTCCTGTAGCAAACTCTCCACTATTAGGTCCAGTGTTGTTTATGGTTTCTGATCCTTCACTGGAGCCATCTCCTTGCTCTTCTTTTTTATATCTGTCAGGAAGATTTTTAGCATCACCTAAATCTATTAGTCCGCTTGTCAGTTCTTCTAGTACCAAACCAACATTTGTATTAATATCTCTAAAGCTGTCCAACATCATAGTAAATTGTCCATCACTATACATTGCTTGTACTTGTGTGACTCTATATAAACCTGTAATACTAAAATCTTTCTCAGGTATATTCATGAGTCCTGTGTCATCATCTGGATATGTGGGGAAGTTCATATCTATGAAGAAATTACAACCACCTCTTGTGTAATTAGCTCCGTTTTCATTTCTTTTGGCATAAGCACTTTTTGGTCTTCCAAGCCAATAAGGATCACCCCTAACTGTTATTATCATTGTAGCAAGATCAGCCATACTGTTGAGATTAATTTCAACTGCACCCAACATTACTGAACCACTACTTCCTTTACCTTTGTCAGGTCCTTGCACTGCTTTACTGTTTACTTGATTTGGTATGAATGTAAGAGGAAAATCTTGTCCTTTTTTATGAGCCATATTAGCACTATTTGTGCTGACTACATCACTTTGTGTAATATATCTTCTTGCTATTTTTGGCAGTCTACTTTGTCTTGATTGTCTTGTTTGAAACTGTTCTGCCTGTTTAGCTCGTTCTTCTCTCGTCCTAGCAATTTGTTGAGTGATATTGATCTCTGCACGATCTATCATGCTTATTGCTTCTCTGTTAGCTTGTATTTCTTGCCTAATAGCACCAGTTTGGTCAAGATAAGCCATATCACTTAAATTTTTTATTTTCTTCTCAAGTTCAGCTCTATTTTGTTTAAGATTTTGTAATTTTTTCTGTAGGTCATTTATTGTACTGATGAAGTCTGCTACTTCATTTTGAGCCTGGCTCAATCCACTAAAAAGATTATCAGAAAAGTCTATTGCACCATGATTAAGTGCTTGTAATTGATAGTAAGTGTTGCTTAGATTAATATCTAAATCTAAAACTTCAGTGTTCAATCCCGTAAAAAGATAATCAAACTTTTTTCTTATCAAACCATTTTTGACAATATTCTGCAATCTCTTTTTTTGTAATACATCATCTTGATATAATTCTAAATGACTCGCAGGATCATGTGCAACTTCAGGAGTTATATATTGACCAACTCTGTATGTTATAAATTTTTGATAATGTTTCATCAAAAAATCATATCTGTCAAATGTCACACTAGTATCTAATTTCATCCAGCTGGTAAGCTGTGCTAGTTTCTCAGGTCTTGCTTCTCCTTCCTCAGGATTTTCTTTTGCAAATCCACCTTCAAAAATTGGTAATTTTTGAAAGTTTTTGGTTTGATATAATGCAGTAGCTACACCTGCTACAATACTTGTACCAGCTGGAAAACTGAATTTTAATTTACCGTTTCCACTTACGCTTATACCTCTTGTAAAATCATCTTTTCCTTCTACTGCACCAAATTCCCAACTTCCCCATTCAGAAACTTCGTCTTCTAACTCTAGTATGTAAACTGTAGGATATGCTTGATTCATAGAAAAAGACAATCTATTATTTTCTTGTTCTTGAATCTTCTCTTGAAATGTTTTTAAAAATTCTCCAAATGTACTGGCTTCGAAATTGATATCTTGTTTAAGATGCAAACTGACTTTAGAATAAGCATCTTGACTAGTTTCTATAAAACTAGCAACATAACCAGTTGCTCCATCTCTGTGCTGTACATCAAGATTTGTTAGAGTACAACTGTAAAAATAAGGCCCTATAATATTGCTTACAGCCCTGCCATCGTCTTCATATCCTACAAAATTAAGTTCTAGTAAATAGGTTGCTTTTAAATGATTTTCAATGCCTAATCGTTTGGATGCAAAAAGAATTCTGTTAAACATTGTCATTCCGCCTGGTTCTGACATTCTAATTTGAAATTCATTTGCAATTGAATTTCTATCAGTTTTTTGAAATGCCAAGACCATTCTTTGCTCTATACTTTCAATGTTTATTTCAGTTTCAACACCTTGATCTGCTATTGTTACCGCTCTTTGTTTTTGTATATTTTCCTCAAACCTATCTGCTTCAGCAGGATGCACAACATGTATTTTCCAACTGTACATATAGTTAGGATATTTGTTTAAAATATTATCTTCATAAAAAGGAACTTTGTTGCCACTAGGATTTATATCAGGTGTAAGGTCATCTTCAAACTCTGGATCAAATATTGCTGGATCACCTTCCGGTAGTCCTGGCCCAGGATCAGGCTCAACTTTTGGAATATCATTGGGATCTATTTCCCCATTTGCCAATTGAATACCTGCAAAAATTTTATCATTGAAATAATTACTTGATGCTGTCCCGCCTTCTTGCTGAATAATTGCTTGCATTAAAGCGGCTGTAAGATTGGGATTACCTTGAAATTGCAAAGGTGTGTTGGGATCAACTCCTAATCTAGCGGCTACATTACTAATGTATGAATTAGTTGGATTTTCATTTGGAGGAGCCCAAGTACTGACCATACTGGCAACAGTATTTTTTCCTCTATTTTCATTTGCGTAAATTTGTTTAGCCATTGCCCTTAGTCCCATTTCAGGACTAGAGAAAGTTGTAAATCCTTGATTGCTACCAGTTTTACCTTCCCAAGAAATACCTACTTCACGTATATTTCCAGGATTATTGTTTCTAACATTAAGTGGAGGTTGGGTAGCCATTAGTTGACCCCTGATGGACTAAACTTGTTTGGCACTTCTATTGTTTTTCCGCTGTTAAAATCCATTATAGGATCTTTTATAATATTTCTATTGTAATGCACAAATACCCACCACAACCTTGCATTTCCATATAAGTCAAATGCTAATAGATCAGGACGTCTATTGTATTTTGGTTGGATAACTATTTTTCTTCTATTAGGGTTTAGTGTATCACTGGTAATTGTAGGACTATATAATTCTAAAAATTTAGTATTTAAAATAGTGTTTGCATAATTACTGGTGCTTTTGTATTTAGGCGTTGCCATTAAATAAATCCTTCTGAATATGCTCTACCATTTACAAAGTTTGTTGTACTGTAATTGTTCTTTTGTCTATCAGGTGTAATTTGTACTAGTAAGTCCAAAGCAAATGTCATTACAACTGGCAATTGTTGTCCGTTGATCAATTTTAAATCTACGTTGCTGTCAAACGTTGTTGCAAAGTTAGTTAGAACAACTCTCATGCCAGACGGTGATGACATTTCTTGTGGTGCACCAAATACTTGTTCGCCAAAACTACTAAATCTCAAAATTGGCGGTGGTGTACCAGCAGTTGGAACACCGCCTCTATCTCCCATTCCTGACCACATTTTATTAACACTTCTAAAAAAATGTAAAGCGGCTAGAGTGTATGCACCTTCTTCTTGTGTAGCACTAGCAAATTGAGCTGTTAGCTGTATAGATGGACTACTTGTGTTTCTATAGGCGTTGTACGTATAATTGGTATGTGATAAATCATATGAACTATAATTTGCACTTTGTTGGTAAGTTATGTCTGGTTGAAAAGGAAACACAACTCCCATACCGCCGCCACTAGCAGTGAGCAACGGAGCCAATAGATCACTGGTATAATATCCAACTGCACCTCTAGGTAACATTAATCTTGTTTTGTTTCTAGCTAGCACCGACATTTAATTTATCCTTAATAAAGTTAAAAATATCTTCATTGATACTACCAAAAAATTCTCTGAATGTCATTCTTTTTTGATTGTCATTCAAGCTATCATTTTTCATTACTGTTCTAAAGTCTGTTGCACTCATTCCACCTTCTTGAATTGGAACTTCTAGTATATAACCTGCTTGATCTCCAGGCACCATTTCTGCACCTGGTTTGTAATCTCTGAGATAACTACCGCCCTTGAGACGACCTGCATCTTTTGCACTGAAAACTAAAACAATCGCTGTATTACTAGGATCTTTTCCTGTTAAACTTACATCTGGTCTGTAAGGACTGGTCCTTACAATTTGTTTTTGTGGTATGCCAAACATTTGGGTCATTATGTTTGTTTTTTCTTCATAGCTAAAAGGATCTTTTTCTGGTGTAGCATTTTTAGCAATTGTAGTAGCGATAAATACGTTAGAGGAACCAAACTGTTCCACCAAATCCATATAAACTTTATGATGACCTTTGTGCATAGGCTGAAATCTACCACCATAAAAAACAGCAATATCTGTAGCCACATCTTCTGTCAGTTGTGCATATCTCATTAAGTTCTCCTATAATAGTATTTATAGCAAAAATATGTGGGTAGTTATTGACAACTAGTATCAATTAGCATATACTATAACAAATTAAGGAAAAAACATGAAAAGGCAAAAATATTTAAACAACAAAGACATGCTTAAAGAAATACACAAAAGCAAATTAAGTTTTTGTAGTACCATAGATGATGAATACAGTCGTTTTGATGTTATTGTAGAAGATATAAAAGATATTAATAACGCAGAAATAATTCAACAAGGCAAAGAATCAAGAGCCGCTCAACTAAGTGTAATAGCATACGAACAAGCATATTGGGAATGGTATGATAGCAACGGCAAAAGCAGTCAAAAGCCTAAACAAATTACGTACAAGGTAGATCCAAATACAATAGATGAAAAATCATTAATCTTTAGAGTAATGACTTTTGAACATGTACCATTGGAGCCTGGCAGAAAAAGTAAACCTAAAACAACTGCTGATCATCATGCAAAATGCAATTTTCCACCATTCAAACACTATGCTTATGTAGATGACGAACTAAAAGAAGTTGTAAGAAGTCATTGGGAAGGTGGTTTTGATAATGGCAAATTTAGCACAACACATGGAAACATCAGTAATAACCTAGCAAAAATGTTCATTAAACTTTGTGAAAGATACAGTATGCGTAGCAACTGGCGTGGATACACTTATGTGGATGAAATGCGTAGTCATGCACTGTTACAGTTAAGTCAAATAGGATTACAATTTAATGAACTTAAAAGTCAAAATCCATTTGCATACTACACAGCCGCGGTTACCAATAGTTTTACAAGAGTACTAAACCTAGAAAAACGTAATCAAAACATCAGAGATGATTTGTTACAACAAAATGGACAAATGCCAAGTTATAGTAGGCAAATTGAACATGAAATGGCAGAACGTGCAAAATGGGATGAAGCCGCTGACAAAGAACGCAAAGAACACGGGTTCAACGTATAGGTTGACAACAAGTAGATTTTCAGTTATTATGAGTAAAGTATAAATTCGTTGAACGGAGACCCATGACATTCTTCAGTAAAGCCGCTTGTTTTACAGACATACACTTTGGAAATAAAAACAACAGCAAACAGCATAATCGTGATTGTGCAAGTTTTGTTGATTGGTTTATTGAACAAAGTCAAGACTGTGAAACTTGTATATTCTTAGGAGACTGGCATCATCATAGAGCCAGTGTAAACGTTAGTACACTAAATCACAGTGTTGAAAATGTAGGCAAACTTAGCCGTGCATTTGAACGTGTATACATGATTATGGGCAATCACGATCTCTATTATAGAGAAAAACGTGATTTAAACAGTTTACCTTATGCAGGGCTATTTGAAAATGTAACACTAGTTGAAGATGCACTTGTACAAGATGATGTAGCACTTATACCTTGGCTAGTAGAAGACGAATGGAAAAGTTTACAAAAAACTAAATGTCGTTATATGTTTGGACATTTTGAATTACCTTACTTTAAAATGAATGCAATGATAGAAATGCCAGATCATGGTGGCATTAATGCAGAACATTTGACAGGTCCAGAATATGTGTTTACTGGACACTTTCACAAAAGACAAAACAAAGGCAACGTACACTATTTAGGTTCACCTTTTGGTCACAACTATGCAGATACATGGGATGACGATAGAGGTATGATGAAACTAGCATGGGGAGAAGAGCCCGAGTATATTAATTTTAACGGACCACGCTACAGAACTGTTCCACTAAGCAGATTAATAGATGAACCAGATGTTATTTTAAATGAATACACTTATTGCAGAGCAACACTAGACATTGCAATTAGTTATGAAGAAGCAAGTTTTATTAAAGAAACTTTTAGTCAACAGTACAACGTTAGAGAAATAGCGTTAATACCTAGTAAAAAGGAAGAGCATGCTCAGGATTGGAAAGTTGTAGACGATATAGAGGTTGAAAATGTTGACCAGATCGTGTATAATAGTTTAAACGCTGTGGACAGCGAAATGATAGACAAAAAAATCCTAGTAGACATTTATAATTCCCTATGATTACACTTAAAAATATCACTGTAAAAAACTTTATGAGTGTTGGTAACGTAACACAATCTGTTCGTTTTACAGACAATGGACTCACACTGGTATTGGGAAACAATTTAGATCTTGGCGGAGATGGTAGTCGTAATGGTACAGGCAAGACTACTATTATCAATGCATTAAGTTATGCAATATATGGCAATGCACTAACAAATATACGCAAAGATAATCTTGTAAACAAAACCAATAGTAAACAGATGATGGTTACATTGGATTTTGCTGTAGAAGGTACAAAATATAGAATTGAAAGAGGCAGAAAACCTAATGTGCTTAAATACTATGTCAACGAACAAAATGTTGACGAAGACGAAGCACAAGGTGAAAATCGTCAAACTCAAGCACAAATAGAAAAACTGTTTGGTATGAGTCATGACATGTTCAAACACATTGTGGCACTAAACACGTACACAGAGCCTTTTCTCAGTATGCGTCAAAATGATCAGAGAGCGATTATTGAGCAACTACTAGGTATTACAATGCTTAGTGAAAAAGCAGAGGTTCTTAAAGAACAACAAAGGTTGACCAGAGATGCCATCAAAGAAGAAGAGTTTAGAATTAAAGCAGTTGAAGAAGCAAATTCCAGGATTGAGAAAAGTATTGGTGATTTGGAACGCAGACAAAAAATTTGGCGTGACAAACAAACGTCCGACATTGAGGCTGTTGAGCAACAAATCAATACATTGGAAAAAATAGATATTCAAACAGAGCTCAATAATCATGCACTGCTAAACGACTACCTCGAAAAGAAAAATTTACGAGATCAAGCTGAACAATGGCTGTCTAATATCAAACAAGATAATGCCAAACATGATCGCATGGTTACTAATTTAGAATCAGAAATTGAATTACTTAAAAAACACAAATGCCATGCATGTGGTCAACAAATACATGACGATAAACAAGAACAAATATTATTAAGCAAAGAAGATCAACTAGGTGAAGCTCGTAGCCACATGCTAGACAATGATAAAAAGTGGAGTGAATGGGAACAAGTACTAGAAGAATTAGGCGAGCTAGGTCATCAACCTGTCACACACTATAATACACTACAAGAAGCATTAGAACATCAAAATACACTGAGTAATTTAAAATCAGAATCCAATCGCATAATGAATGATAATGACACATATCAAGAACAAATAAACACACTAAAAGAAACTGGCATGCAAAATATAAGCTGGGACGAAGTAAACAGTTTGAATATAATGAAAGATCATCAAGATTTTTTGTACAAACTGTTGACAAACAAAGACAGTTTTATTAGAAAACGTATAATTGAACAGAACTTACAATACTTAAACAGTAGACTAGCTTACTATTTGACCAAACTAGGTTTGCCACATGAGGTTGCATTTCAACCTGATCTTACAGTTGAAATAACAGAACTAGGCAGAGATTTAGACTTTGATAATCTAAGCAGAGGTGAACGTAATAGACTGATACTAGGACTTAGTTGGGCATTTAGAGATGTTTTTGAAAGTATGAATACACCTATAAACTTTTTAGCTATTGACGAACTTATTGATAGTGGTATGGACACCAATGGTGTTGATGCGGCATTGGGTGTACTTAAAAAGATTGAACGTGAACGCAACAAAAATATATTTCTTATCTCACACAGAGACGAACTTGTAGGTCGTGTAAACACAATACTACAAGTAATCAAAGAAGGTGGCTTTACAACGTTCAGTACAGATACGGAGTTTGTCGATGCCAAGTAAATGGTCATATCAAGGAAACAAAAAGATATTCGAATCACCTGATGGTGGTAAGACTGTATATGAAAGAGACATGGGCCAACCTCACAACACTAGAAGAAAACTCACTCCAGGTGAAAAGTTGTATGGTTATCATCCACAAGAATTGTTGACTAGCAAAATTTTGCCAATTGATATATTCTATAAACTTTTTGGAAAAGAACATGAATGATTATGATGATGATTATATTGTAAGTGTAGATAGTTTCAACAACAAAGGTTACAAAGGTAATGATGATTTTCAAGATTGGCTAGCCAACGAAGCACCTCTTGTTTCTAATACAACCTATGGCACTACTGTCGATTTAAGCGATCTAACGTTTGGAAATACTAGTACAAATAAGATAAAATTACAATATTCTATGCCTATTGATATGTTATACAAATGGTATCCTAAGGAGATGAAAAAAGATGAAGAATTCAACGATGACATTCCTTTTTGATGTTGATGGCACACTTACTGATGCACGTAAGCCTATTGACAAAGAATTTGAATCCTTTTTACATGAGTTTATAAAGCACAATAAATGCATTATTGTAACTGGTAGTGATAGACCAAAAACAGTGGAACAGATCGGTTTAGAGCTCACAAATGCTTTTGACAGGGTATATCATTGTAGCGGAAATCATGTGTTTGAAGGCAATAAAGAAGTCAAAAAGAATGATTGGACACTATCAGATGCACAATATACATTTTTGCAAGAACACTTACAAAAAATAAACTACAGTGAAATGACCGGTAATCATATAGAACAACGCACAGGTACCGCTAACTTTAGTATTGTGGGAAGAAATGCAGATTGGGATCAGCGTAAAAGATATTCTAAATGGGAAGAAATCAACAAAAGCAGAGAAACAGTTGCAATGTATTTTAATCAAGAATTCAAAGATAGCATTGCACAAGTGGCTGGAGAAACCAGTATAGATATTTTTCCAATAGGCTGTGACAAGAGTCAAGTCTTAGTAGAACAAGAAGGTACAACTATATTTTTTGGAGACAACTGTCACCCAGGCGGTAATGATTATACAGCCGCCCAAGCTAGTACATATTATCATCAAATTGATAACGGATACAAGCAAACTTGGGAAATCTTAAAAAATACATATATTTCGGTTGACAAATGAGTGAACTGGCATATATAGTAGTTGCTAAACAAATAATATGCAATGGACTTATCAAGGCAAAATAGTAGATGAAATACCAAAGGAATACGTAGGTTTCGTATACCTTATTACCAATCTTACAAACGACAAGAAATATATTGGCAAAAAATTAGCACAATTTAAAGTAACTAAAAAACCCCTTAAAGGCAAAAAGAACAAGAGACGATCAACAAAAGAAAGTGACTGGAGAGACTATTGGGGATCCAGTGACACGTTGAACGAGGATGTTCAAACATTAGGCCCAGAAAACTTTACCAGAGAAATACTGTACTACTGCAC